ATTCATATCAGGCGGCGCCGGCAATCAAGGCAATGGTCGAGACGATCGTAAGGACTTGCTTCGAGCCGCTTTGCCCGCCGCCGCCATGAAGCGCGGGCGGATGGATCGTGATGACGGCACCGTCCTTCGGATAGACATTCCGCCAGTACTTGCGGTCAATGACGTTCCCATGGATTGCAACGGTCCCGAATTCGAGCACCCATTGCGGCACCTCGGCCAGCCGCACGATTTGCTCAAGCGTGGCATTGCTTGGAACCGTGACGGATCGCGCCGGCTCAAACCAGTCAGCCCTAGATGTGACTCTAATCGGCGAAGAGGTCATGGTGCCTGTAAAAACCTATTATTCGATCTTTGATGGTGGTCGAGGCAATCCGCGGGCATATCGCGTCGACGCCGTGCTCGATGTGCAGAACCGTTTGATAGGGCGCCACGACTCCGACGTGCCGCGGCATTCCGAACCCGCCAACATGCCCGCGCATGACGACGACGTCATATTCTTTGACGGACGGAGCGACAACGGAAACCCAGGTTTTCAACGCCGCGTTTTCAGAAATGGCCGCGGCGACCGCCTTGCCGTCATAAGCTCGGATCTCGGCAAAGTCAGGCAATACAATCTTGAGCCTTTCGAGGTAGACAAGGCGCACCAGGCCCCAGCAGTCGACGCCACGCCTGTCGCGTCCGCCGTCGACAAACTCAAGGCCGACATATTCCGACGCCCACGAAACCTCAGACAAAGAACAGCCCCGGCAGTCGGGACGGAATTGCCCTTATGTGTGGATAGGGTTCCGACGTGAATTGTTGCGTCGTGAGGTCGCCCTCGACCGTGAGGGCGCTACAAACGACGTTCCGCAACTCAAGGCCGTCAAACGACTTTTCAATCGTGTCGGGCGCCGACGCCAGGATCAGCTCGATCTTGACAGTGATGGTGCCGGTCGCGTCGTTGATCGCCTCCCAAATCTGCCGATCGACATTTGCGATGCGAAGCTTCGCGACTGGCGCGTTGTCGCCGTCACCTGGCAGCTCGATCTCGAACGGATAAGCGGTGAAAGTTTGCGCGTTCGACGTGATGTCTTCGGAATTGTTACAAACGTAAAATGTCGTGAACCCCGACCCGCTGATGGTCAGAAGGATGATCGCTACCTCGTCGGTCCGTAGACCCAGGATGGCGGCGGCCATTGTGGACGAGATAGCCATTAGGCCGCCTCTTTCATCAGAGCGCAATCAACGCGGTAAATGTTTTTCGCAACATGAGTGATCGCAGGCGGCTGCGCCCATAGCCACCCGGAATATCCGAAATCCGGCGCGTCCCAGTAGAAAACTCGGGAACCGTTCGAGCAATGCGTTTTATAGAACAGGTCCAGGGCGTCGAGCGCGCCCTTGTTTGGCAACATCAGCGAAAACGTCACGTCTGCCCGGTTGCCGCCATTGCGTGCACGGTAGAGCCTGGCGCCTGCTTCGTTGTCGGTGCGAAGCGTGTCTTCGCCGCGGCGCCAAACCCATGTGCCATCAAGAGGCGCCGACGGGAAATCAAATTGACTTGGCCAGGGCGCGCCCGATTGCTGGGCGGCTAAATGGAACGAGCCGATAGATTGCGACATAACAATATTTGCGGAAGCTTCCGTTGTCGCCGCCAATCCGAATGCGGCGATCGTAGCCGTTACCGTGCCGGAAATGGAACCAGAGCCGCCAGTGCTCAAAGTGAAGTTGCTGATCTGAACGCTGAGATCGGCGGTCCTCGGCATTGTCGCCGTCGCGGTCGTCGTAAAATTGCTGATCGTGTTGTCAAAATAACCGTTCGTGGTCGTGTCGACCTCGATCAATATCGTGACGTCTTCGATCGTCGACCCTACCGCGCCCTCGCCTGTTCCGATTAGCAAGGTTTCGCTGACTACCGTGACTTCGCCGATGTCTGCGTTTGTGTCGCCTTTGATTTCCAGGGTCGAGGTCGACGACACAGTAAAGGCTGCAATTGTGGAGTCGAGGTCGCCTTCGGCGGTGCTTAGTGTCTCGATTACAAGTTTCGGTCTACTGGCCGCCGTTAGTGTAATGTATTCGTTGCCAATTGGCGCAGTGCTGTCGACTTGGTTTTTAGAACAGAATAATAAGTAGGTTGTGCCAGACTGATTGATGTTTGCGGCGAGGTCTACATCATCAAGCGTGTTGTATGCCGAGTCAGTGAGGCCAGACGTTGTCACGTCTGCGACAAGCGTCTTGCTAGATAAATCAGCACCAGCGACCCAGTCTGCGGGCACTAAGCTCGCGCCCCAGTCATGGACGCGCGCCTCAAGAACAAATGAAGAGCCGGTCTTTGAGGTGACGTGTATTTCCAATTGAGCGGAAGTAATTGTCCCGACAACCGATGACGTATCAAACTTTACGAATGCTTCGTAGCAATTATAAGCAGCCGCAAGATAAGATTGGCCGCACAATTTGTTCCCGCTGCCAAAATCAATCAAGTTGCCGCCGGCCCGCGCGGTTGCATATGTCGCATTGCGCGAGCGTATATAGCCCCATGTCGCATCCGCAGTGATTGTATAGGTCGCCACAAGCGAGGCCTTTGCTTATGCGCCCGGCGCGGTCAGCGTGAAAGTCGTGATTGTGAAGGTCTGGCCAGCCGTGAACGACGTGCTGTCGACGATCATGTCGCCGCCGCCGCCGCCGCCCGTAGCTGCAACCGTACCCTGCATGTGTGCCGTCGTGCCGTCTGAAGCGTAGAGGCGCCAATGGGCGGCCGTGCCCGTCGCGTCCGCCGACGTGTCAGACCATGTGCCGGATTTCGCCTTCGACCCGGACGACGCGGCGGCCATCCAGTCCGACGGCAAGGTCAGGGTTGCAAGAATAGTACCGGAGTCTGCCGTGGCAACGGTCGCAGGCGCTGCGCCGGTTCTGATCTTGAGCACGGCAGTGGTGCCGATCGTGCTTTCGATCGTATCAAGAATCGCATTGCGGACGGTCGTGCTGAATTGCAGCGCCATTAGTATCTCCTAAGATTGTCGAATGAGAGAAACAGTCACGACGTAGACGTCATTCGTCAGGTGCGTGACTTGCGGCACCTCGGCCCATTCCCAAGTCCTCGTCGTGCCAGGATCTTCGGGATCGCGCCAGGTGAACGATAAAGAGCCGAGGTCGCAATCGTCGGCCCAAAAGTCCATGATTGTGTCGACTTGCGTCTCGGTCAAAAGAAACGAGCCGCTGCAATTGTATTGCGCGGTCGTCACGACGCGGCGGATTCGCGCTGGTCCGATCTCGGGCGCAAACTCGGCCACGGTATCGGCGGCGGTCCTCGTCCAAGTCCCGACGCGCGGCGTCTGAGGAAATGATCCGGTCGTCGGCCAGGTCGGCATGTCTTACCGCTGCGCCAATGCCGGCGCCGTCCCGAACATGCTCGGGATTGCCTTGCGGTTTGCCTTCATGGTCTCGTCGCGAGCGACGCTGCGGATGTAGACGTCGACAATGTCGCCATTGGACCCGCGCCGCTTGCGCTGTTCCACCTGGCCACCGCCTTGATTATAAATATTCACCTGGGTGTTGCCGCCTGTGCTGCCGCCAGCCATTGGCGTGACCTTCGCCGGGCCGTGAATGATTTCGGGTCCAGTCTCGCCAGCGACGCCCCACTTGCCGGCGCCGAGGTAGCCGCCGTCAGCATAGAACCCGCCGAAGCCTGCAAGGCCCGTCTGGGGCGCAAATGACGCGCCAGCGGACCCGAGCAATTGCATCAGGCCTGACTTCAAAAGCATCGTGGTGAGGCTCGACAGTTCCGAAATCAGGCTTCGGCTCATGTCGGTGAATGCGTCCTTAAGCGACATCGAGCCATCGGCAAGCCCCGCCAGGGCGGCGCCAAGGGTGTCGAACACACTATCGGCCAGACTGTTGACGGCTTCGGTCGCCAGATCAATCTCGGACGCAAAAGTTTCTGCGCTGACCTTCCAGTCGTCGCGGTCATAATTGGTCAGGGTTTTGTCTTTGCTGCCCGACCCGCCGCCAAGGTTCGGCATGATCGGCGCGGGCTGCGTCCGTCTGGCCGACGGCAGGCTGCTTTTGCCGCCGGCTGGCGTCTGGACCATTTGTTGCCAGATCTGCATGTCGTTTTGCAGTTTGGGCAGTCCCGCGTCGCCATTGCCGAAAAGGCTGCGAAGCTTGTTATAGGCCTCTGTCAACATCTCGACTTCTTTGCGGGTCGCCTCAATAAAAGGCGACAATTCCGCGAACCAGTCTTTGAGACTTTCCACCATGTCGACGACCGGCGTGCCGGTGTTTAGGAACTCGACAAACGCCTCTGTCAGATCGACGGCCGCAGGAAGCAAAGCCTGGGCAATTTGCTGCGTCGCGCTTTCTCCGGCGACCTGGAGGCGCGTCAGGTTGTCGTTAAATTCCTCGGCGGCAACCGCCGCCTGTTCCGACACAACGCCGCCAAAGCGCTGCAACTCGTCGCCAGCGGCCTCGATCGCCTCGCGCCCGCCATTCAGTAGCGGAATCAGATCAGCGCCAGAGCGCCCGAACAAGGCCATGGCGAGCGCCGTCTTGCCGGCGCCGTCCTGCATCGTGGCAAAGCGTGCGGCAAGGTCGGCCAGGATGTCGCTGGTCGGCCGCAGCTTGCCCTGGGCATCGACGGCCGCGATGTTGAGCGCCTGCAGCGCCTCGGCGGCCGACCCCTTGCCCGTCGACTGCAACTCGGCCAGGCCCTTGGAAAACCGCCCGACGCTGGTCTGCAGGCCTTCCAGGGAAACGTCAGCCAGGCGCGCGGCATATTCGAGCTTCGACAACTCCTCGACCGGAATGCCGATCTTTTGGGCCGCCTTGCCAAGATCGTCCATCCGGGTCGCGGCGGTGCGAAGCGTCGAGACGACGGTGCCAAGAGACAGGGCGCCGACAGCGCCAGCGGCAAAAGCCTTGAGCGACGACGTGAGGCCCGCCAGCGACCCCTGCGCCTTCTTGACGCCGGCCGAGAATTCGGCGCTGTCGATCCCAAGGCGGACCTGCAGGTTGCCGATTTGAGCGCTGCCAGCCATCAAGGTTTCCTATTCAATGCGGAATGCCATCGCCTCGCGATAGCGATCATTTCATCGGCGGATTGTTTGCGTTTCTTCTCGCCAAGCGCGCGGGCCATATAGTCCTCGAACTTTGGCAGCTTGGCCGCCCTCGAAAGCGCCGCAGTGCTGTAAGCCGCCCATGCCGCGACCCTGCGCTCGCGCTTGAGGACTGCCACCATTGCCTTGGCCTCGCGATCGACCTCGGCCGGGCAAAGCCGCCAGAACCTTTCAGGGTCGCCGCCTGCTTCAATCCATCGGGAATGATGCCCGGCCCAGTCCAGACGGGCCGGCGCGGCGTCTAAGGGCGGGCGTCGCCGTCCTTTTCTTCCGGCTTCGGAAACGCCAGGTTGAGCGATTCCGTAAGCGCCGGGACAACGGCTTTCATGCCGGCGGCGTCCATGATCTCGCCGGCCGCCTCGATCGTCGTGCCGGGCTGCTTGCCTTGCAGCGCAGCCCACATCAAGACGCGCAGGACGCCAAGGCGGTCAAGCTGACCCATGATGACGGACATCGGCTTATCCAGAATGTTCTCGGCCTCACACAAGGCATTGGTCGAGAACTTGAGCGTGTAGATCTTGCCGGCGGCGTCGAGCGCCACCTCGCCGCGAACAGGATTCGCCATTACGAGACCGTGTAAGAGCCGGTCACCTTGAACGTGACCGTCGCGGTCATCTTGTCATCGACCGGGATCGCGGGCTCGTAGCCGGTCAGGATGCCCAGGAACGTCCACACCACTGCGTTCGGAAACGTGATCTTGCAGTAGACCGCAACGCGCGCGTCGCGGATTTGCACAATTTTTTGGTCCGCGGCAGAGCCAGGAATGAAATTCATTTCAAGCGAGCACTCGCCTGGATCATTGAGCCCGACAATGAATTCGCGCGTGGCGTTTGTCGAATCCATGTTCGTGGCGTCGATGATATCGAGACTATCGCTCGGCGGCGTGATGTTGATGATTTCGGCCAGTTCTGTATAGACAGACCCTCCGTCGGTCGAAACCTCGAACGACGCGCCATAGCCAATCGTGACGGCAGTTGCCATTTCTTAAACTCCTCTGTGGAAAATGTTAAAGTCGAGCGACGTGCGAAACAGACTGTCAGGCGTTGCTTCGCGTTCGTAGCCATCGCGTTCGGTGTCAAGAAAGCAGCCTAGAAACTCGATTCCGTCGGTAGTCACTGACAAGCCAGACAAAACCGTCTCGATCGCCCGCGCCAGGCCCTTTGCCGAAGCAAAGGTCAGGCCGTAACAATCGACCTGGATGCGTGACTCTTGCAGGCCTGACGGACCGTCCATCGGCGTGTCGCGCAGGCCCGTCACCTTGTGCAGCGTGGCATAAGGTTTCGCGACCCCTTGCGGCGCCAGCGTCCAGTGCAGGCGCGTTGAGGCAAGCGCCGTCACCCCACTGTCAGCCAGCAGGTAGCCAATCAAAGCTTCTTCCATTGTTATTCGGCCGCCTCAACCGCCATCAGGGCCGCAAGTGAGGCCCGATATTTAACGTCTACTGTCGCCCGCTTGCTGCGGCCGATGCGGCGCGCTGCCTTGATGATCTCGTCGCCAAGCTCGCGCCGGATGATGCTTAGAGCGTGATCTTTCTCGCCGTCCCATGCCGGCCGCATGTAAGAGTGCGGCGGATGGTTCACGGTGCCGAATTCCTGCAGGTGCGCGTAGCGAATGACGCCCTTGCCGCGTGCCGGGCCGACATACACTTCCGCGAAACTGCCGCCCCCGGCATTGCGCCTGGCGTCCCGCAGCGCAGTTCGAGCTGCGGCCTTGCCAAGCCCATCGCGGAGCGCAGCGCTATATTCTTTCATGCCGACCTTGTTCTTGATCCTGGCCGAAACCTTGATGCTGTCGCGGAGCGTGCCGTCATCAATCGGCGCCGCGTTCCTCGCCGCTTCCGCGATCGGTTCGCCCGCCGTTTTCAGCACCCGCACCAGCACCGAGCGCGCGGTCGCCTTCGGCAGCTCGCCAAGCGCCCGGTCCAGCTCCTTCAGTCCCGACACTGAAACCACCGTTTTCACGGCGATTCCGCCCTTGCTGTTGCGGTGATTTCCAGCCCTTGCCGACGGCCGATTTCCTTGACGCCCGCGATGTCAAAGGTTCGCCCGTCGAACGTCAGCCGATCGCGAGGGTCGACATCGGCGACGATCGCGGAATACCGTATCGTGAAGCGATACGACTTGAGCGCAAGCGTTTCACCAGCACGGACTTTTTCGGCGTCCATAACAGGCGCCGCGTGCGCCCAAACCTCAGTGAGCGTCGCCCATGTCTGGACAGGCTCATTGAAGTCATTGGCCGCCGTGGTCGCGCGCTCGATCGTGATGCGACGGTCAAGGCGGCCAATCTGCATTTCATTGTGCCTTAGATCGTGACGCCAGCCGCGATCGGCCGAATCTTGATCTGGGTTGCGCTGATGCCGATGCCGATAATCGTCGGATAGTCGCCGGCCTCCAGGTCAGCAAACGGGCAGATGCCGCCGGGTGTGTCGCTGCCATAATATGCAACGCCGACCGCGACGGTGGCCCCGATGGTGATCGGGCCGTCTGTCAGGACCGTGACGGGCTGGCCACTTGACGCGCCGTTTAGAGCGATGCCGTAGAAGGACCGAAGCGCGGCGGCGCCGTCTGCGTCGTAAAGCTTCGCCTTGTTGCTGTCCGATGCGTCCTTATAGACCGTCTGGCCGGCGGTGATGGTCGCGCCAGCGATCAGCGTCTCGGTGATTGCGCCGGTGCCCTTGAGGACGTTGGCGGCGGTGATTGTGAGGTCGGCCATGGTTTTCTCCTGTTAGATTGCGTTCAGCCGGAAAGGCTCGATCAGATGCTTGGCAGACAACGGCACCTCATTAAGCGATGCATCGCTGACAGTTTCGCGGTGTTCATACCAGTGGCCGACCATCAACAGCGCGGCCTGACGAATGGCGGCCGGAACAGACGCCGCCGTCGCGCCATAGCCCGCGGTCCAGATGATCTCGATCGCGTCGCGGCGGTCATAGACCACCGGCCAAACCTGATTGTATTTGAGCGTGATGAATGGACCGATGGCGTCGGAATATACGCCGTAGACAGACGACGCCAGCGTCTGCTGGACATCACTGCCGTCGCGATATTTGACCGAGGTCAGGGATAGCAAGTCACCGATCGGCAAGCGGAGCGGATCGGCAAAGGAATCAGTCTCGACCTTCCAGGTCTGGGTGATGAGAGCGCGCTGAAGAATCCCGCCATAGCCGTCCAAGCGACTGGTCGCCGTCGCCAGCAGCGCGGTGATGAGTGTGTCGTCATCGGGATGATCGACGCGCAGATGCAGCTTGGCCTCGTCCAGCGTGACAATATCTGTCGTGGGTGCGACTGTTCGAATTGGCTTCAGCATGGATCACCGAAAGAAAGCAGGGCGGCGTAATTGCCGCCCTGTTGTTGTCGTCGATTAGGCCGGCGGGTTCTCAGACGGCACGCGGAGCGGCTGGCAAACCCACATTGCAGCGAGCACTGCAGCCGAGGCGTTCGCCACCGGCGTGATGGTCGCGCGAATGTAGCGCTTGGTCCCGACGTAGCCGATCTTTCGGCACTCGTTGTCGTCATCAAACTGGAAGCCGGCAAGCGCCTCGGTGCCGACCAGGTCGGCGTCCGCGACAGCATTTCCGCCGCTGAGATCGGAGGCGTTACCTTCTTCGATCAGAACGGTGAAGGTCGCGTCTGCGTCGGCGATTGAGCCGGTCGCAATGGCGAGCATCACAGCTCCATAGTCGCGGGTGTCCAGGATCTGCGAAACCTGGGCGGTCGTGTCGGACACTGAAACAGGCGAAATCGCCCGCTTCAGCGCCACATTGTTCATCATGTCACGAAGCATGTCTGTGTTTCCTTCAAGGGTGGTGTTGAACTTGGAAAAGGGCGGCGTTTCCGCCGCCCCCGGTTACTATGTGCCGAACTTGAGCAGCTTGATCGCCTCAAAGTTGACCACACCGCCGCCGGTACGCTTCGTGGTGTAGAACTTGATGTAGGGCTTGGCGGTGTAGGGATCCCGCAGAACCCGGATGCCGATGCGATCGACGATCTGGTAGGCCGTGCGGAAATCGCCGAAGCCGAGCGACAGAGAGTCGGCGCCAAGAGCCGGCATGTCTTCCATCCGCATGACCGGATAGCCGAGGATCGTCTCAGGCGTTCCAGCCTGCAGACCCGGCTGCCAGACGTAAGCGTCGGTCGTGGCTCCGATCTTGAACTTGCGGATCAGAGTGATGACCGATCGGCGGGTGACCCACCGAGCATTAGACAGGTAGGCATTCTTGAGGCAGCCCATGAGATCGATCAGCTTGTCGGCCTGGGTTGCCACGGTTGCACCGAAGTTGCCCGAGGTGCCAGTCACGACGTGACCGATCTGGCCCCAGGTCACGCCAGAGCCGCTGTCGGCGGCCGTGGTGTACGAGGTGAAGCCCCGGATCTTGGTGGCACCAGCGACAAACTCGGCGTTTTCAAAGCGCGCAAACTTGTCGGCCACCTTGCCAGCCAGCCAGGCCTCGACATCGACGGAAGCGTCGTCAAGGATCGACTGCGTCGCCTTCGGCTCGGTGTCGATGATCCAGACCGGAATCGACCACTTGCCAATCTGCGGCGTGGTGGTGTCGGAGCCCTGCGAGGCTTCGCCAGCATAGCCAGCGCCTGCTTCGCCAAGGTCTTCGATGCCTTCCAGCTTGTCGGTTGAGATCGACATCACGCTGGCGATCTGCCGCATTTCGGAGGTTTCGTAGACCTTGGTCACGATGCGACCGCTGGTGTCGGGCGTCACCAGATAGCCGCCATCGGGATCAGAGCCGACAGACAACGCCTTGATGTCGTCGGGCGTGAGGAGCCGGTTGTCCTTCCGCATCATGTTGCGGAATGCCGACTTGTAGGCCCGGTAGCCTTCGACATCGACCTGCTCGAACTTCGCCGAACGCTCGGCTGCGCTGGCAGCCAGTGCGTCGTTGAATGTCTTCAGTTCGAGATCGAACTTGTCATCGCCGGTCGCGCCCTTGCCGAGCTTGGACAGACGCAGCTCGAGGTCCTCGCGCTCCTTCTGTTCCGCCTTCAGCGCGGCCTCGATGCGAGCCTTGGCTTCGACCGCTTCGTCAAGAGACTTTTCGATGCGGCCAAGCTTCTCGCTGACGATGACGTCCGCCTTCTTCAGCTCTTCCTTATGGGCGTCCTTAAACGCTTCGAAGGCCTTCCCCTGCTGTTCGATCAGGGTCTTGATTTCGTCTGACATGTTCTGTCCTTTCAGGCTGGTGTGAGTTTCGAGACATTGCGACGGATCAACTCCGCCAATTCGGCACCGTCCTCGTCCCGAGGTTCCGAGCCCTTGAAGCCAGACGCGGCAATCGCCTTCGCCTTGGCATGCGAGAAACCTCCTACATCCCGTAGAAAGTCCTCGAATTCACGAATGGTTTTGACAGACTCCGCGGCCTTGACGCCGGTCACGCTGGCCTGCTCGTTCATCGGGAACGTGACCAGGCTGATCTCCAGAAGATCAACCTCTTTCAGCAACCGAGCGCGGCGCCGGCCGTCCATCGCGTCAGACTTGGTGCGGTAGCCGATCGACATCTTGTCCAGCGCCCCGCCCTGCAGATCAACATGTGTATCGCGGCCAATCTGCTTTTCCATGAACAGCGAGCCGCGGACAAATAGCCCGGTGCTGTCCTCCTTAATATCGGTCCAGGCGCCAATGCGCTGGCGAGGGTCGTGATCAAGTAACATCTTCACGCCGCGCGCGCCACGGGCTTTGATCGTAGACGTAAACGCGCCTGGCTCGACGATATCGCCGCCAAGGTCGCGGTTGCCAAAGGTCGAGGCGTAGCCTTCGAATGTGCCTTTGCTATCAAGCTTCTTCAGCTCAAGATCGAAGCAAAGAGTTTCCATGTTTCACCTCATTATGCGGCGATGAGCCAGAACTGCGCCTCTAGCTCATACCTGTCGATCGTTTCGCCGCGGCCTTCGAAGCCGCTGGCGCCTTGCATTGCGCTTTCCGCGCTCGCGATGCCCGTCAGAGTGCCGACCACGGTAGACTGACCGGAAACTGCCGCGCTCGCGTAAACCGGGATGACCCATTGCACTGCCAGACGCATGGTCCAGACAGGTGCGACCCGGCCGCCACCGCCGCCAGTACCAGGCTGCGCAACGCTGGTTGCGGTCAGATCCGCAGAGACAGTCGCGCCACCCGACAGCGCGGCTTGCAGCGCGCCTGCTGCCAGCTCTCCGCCCAGGAAATAGTTAACGGTCCAGAACCGCCCCGGCCAATAGCGTTCGCCGAAGAAATCGCTCATGCCCTAGCCCACGTCGTAGGTGATCGCCGTGCGCTCGCCTTCGGTCGTCGTCGTGGCGACGATCCGATCGGTGTCGTCGGCGACCGCGTTGCGGATCGTGACCGTATTGCCCGAAATGCTGACCTTGCCGGCCAGGGCTGCAGCGCAAAGCCGCAGCGTTTCCCGAACCGACAGCCCGGTCTCGACCATCTGAGCGTCGAGGATCTCGTCGGCGATCGCACCAGCCGTCAAGTCAGTGACCGCCGCCACGTCGATCGTCGCGGCCAGGGCGCCGGTGCCGTATGGCGTGAAATCCGTCGCCGCCTCGCCCTGCAGCGCCGAGATTGCCCACCCAAGCGCCGAGGCGGCGCCTGTTAGCTCGCCCTGGGCCGTGAGCGTCGCGGCCGCGCCGAGCGCCGCCAGCACGTTGCCGCTGACCGTTGCGACGCCGTCAATTGTCGCCACCGCTGAGACGACAAGTTGCCCGATCGCTTCAAGCAAGGCAACGCCGGCCAGGGCGCCCTCGATGTTGATGCCGAGCGCACCGGCGCCGGTAAACTCGCCGAGGCCGACGATATTATTGCGGCCGCCGATGCCGCCGTCTTTCTGAGCGGCGACCAGGGCCTTGCCCGGCGCCGTTCCAAGCGGGTGCGACGTTATTGGATCGAGGCCTGTCGCTGTGAAACGGTTTCGAGTTGGCCCCGATTTATTAAAATTCGGCCGATCTAGGCCCAGGCCCGTTGCGCCACCGCTCCGAAAAGACCCCGCCGACTTATAAAGGACGCTGTAATTGCCGTGGAGAGCCATCAGCCCCAGCCGAAATCGAGATGGCCATAAAACGCCGAGTTGGTCGGCGTCGCGGCGCCGTGATAAATCATCCAGTAGAGCGCCGCGCCGTCGTAAATCCTGGGCATGGACGGCAATTGATTGACCAGGTCGCGCTCGGCGGCGACGCCGATCGTCGTCATGGGCAGCGTTAGCAGCGGCTTGCAAAGTCCGACCGAGAATTCGCCGGAAACATACGAAACCGAAATCTGCACGTTGTCGATCTTGGCAATGCCGGAATCGCCGGCGGCCAGCGGCATGAAAGGCCCATACTTGCCGGCGCCGGTGCCCGAGTAGAGAACCAGGCCGTTCGCCGCGGCCGTCTTACCGATCGGCAGAACAGTCGGCGTCACGTTGCCTGTATTTTGAGCCGCGTCGGTATAGGCGGCCAGCGACAGGTTCGGCGTTGCGGCGCCCATTGCCGTCGCATTGGTGTTCCACATAAACGCCTGCAGACCAGCGCCGGATGTGTACCGCGGCAACAGCGTGTTGAGCGTATGCGTGCCGGTGCCGGCGTCGGTAATATTGATGTTAGTTCCGGCGACCGCGTTGGCGTAAGAGGTCGCAAGCTTGATCTGGGTGTCGGAAACTTTGATGACGTAATAGTCGGTCGCCGCGGCAAGGCCCGCCGGCAAGGTGGTTGTCGTCGAGGTCTGGACGCGCGTGTCGGGATAAAGGTTCGCGAACCCAAGCGTGCCCGTCGACGTGAGAATGTCTGTTCCGGCGTCCGCGGTGAAAGTTGAAAACGCCGAAAGGTTATTCGTGACCGCCTGCGACGTGGTCGTTGTCACCGAAGTGACGCGAATGAACCCGACCAGGTCGACAAGCATCAGGACGGCAGGCATCGTTGTTGTCGCCGCCGAGAACGCCGAGGCGTTTAGAATTCGCTTATAGTCAGGGTAGACATTGCCGCCGTGCTGAATGCAGTTTGCGTTAGCCGTCGCGTCGGTGATCGGCTGAAATGTCAAGTTAGTGCCAGTGTTGAACAAAGCATCGGCCGCAGGATTGCCGGCGCCGCGCGCAAGAAACGACCATTCGCCAGCGGTTGCCGCAGTGGTCGGCAACATGTTTTTATTCCAGTCCTGGCGCCAGAACTTGCCGTTTGTAGTGATCTCATTAATGAGATCGTCCATTGATGAAAAGCCGGCCATATTAGCTCCAGATAAACTCGGCGACGCCGTGCATCGGCGTGGCGGCAAGGTTGCCGTTCGGTAGAGAAATCAGGTTAAGATAGGCGCCGTCCTTCACGACCGGCAGCGTCGCGGTATGTTCTAGGTAGTTGACCTCAGTCGGCGCGTCATTGCCGCGAATCATCAATCGAGCGATCGGCACCACCAGCACCAGACAGATCAGGCCGACGTCACTGCCCGCGACCATGCGGAAAGTTTCGATTGAGCGCACCCCTGTGTCGCCGCTGGCCAAAGGCACGAAAGGCGACGACGCGCCGGCCGTCGCCGTTGCGGTATTGATCAGCGAGCCGATTGCGGTCGCCGTGTTGCAGGTCACGATTTGCGACTGGCGGCCAGACGTGCCGTCCTGGTTTGTATAATCGAACTGGAACGTGGCGCCGCCGGTAACCTGCGGGTTTGTCATAACGGCAATTGCCTGGACGCCCTTCCCGTCGACATACCGAGGCAGCGAAACGCTGTTGATCATTGACTGATCGTCGTTCGTGCCCATGTCGACGAAAGGATAGTACAGCAAATAATCGCACAGGATCATGTTCATCGGCAATGCGGTCGTGATCGTCGTCATCGCCAGCAATGTTTTGACGTGCTTTGTCGCTGGCGCCACCGCGCCGCCGTGAAATATCCCTTCGTTTCCGTTCAATGTCGCCGAGACATAAGGCGACGAAGCGTAATAGTTTGGGATCGGATTTCCCGGCGACATTGACAGATCGAACCAGACGCCGGCGGTCGTGGTCTGCGATGGCGACTTGCGCCAGGTCGACAGCTTCACCTTGCCGGCGTCGATAGCATCCGAAAACGCCGCGATATTCCGAAACCCGCTCAATTAGTCCTCGGTGATGTCCAGGGCGCCAGCCGCAAACTGCGGCTGAATACCGGATGAAACCGCAAGCGAAGCGGAAAGAGCGCCCTTGTACAGAACCTTGCCGGCGCCGCTCGATGCCGTGCCGATTGCAACATGGGTGATCGTGTTCGAGCCGCTAGTGCACTGCGGGAACTGGACAAGCGCAGCATTGGTCGCCGCGTTGCCGGTGACCGTCCAGCCGACGCCCGAGCGCGCCACCGCGACGCGGGCATAGCTTCCGTATGTCGCTTCGCTGGTCGTCTGGTCGCCGGCCTCGCCAGGGTCGCCGGTATGCAGCGAAACATAAAGGTCGGTCAGCGGAGAGGCAGCCGCGTTGTCCGCTATGTTGGCGATCGCCGTTCCGTTAAAGATCAGCTTCACCAGGTCGTTTTCAAACGTGTTGCCTTTAGACATCTTCGATCTCTTCCTCGATCATGCCGGAAATCCGGCCGTTGTCGTCGAACTGTGCAACCTTCTTCGTCATGCCGCGCTTCGGAATCACGTTCTGGATTTCGATCTTTGCGCCTTCGACGGTCACAGCCGGCGGCGAAACGTCGACCGTCACCTGCGGCGGCGGCGTGTCCTTCTCTGCGAGCGCCTTTGTGCTGGCGGCCATGCCTTCGACGCTCTTGGACAGGGCGCCGATCGCCTGCTTCATCGCGTCGTCGCCTTCATTGCTAGCAGGCGCAGCGGCCGGTGCAGCCAGCTCGGGCTTAAAGATTTCGTCGCCGCCTTCGATCGGGCTCAATTCCTCCAGCGCGCGAATTTCGTTAATGGTCATTATGCCGGGTGTGGCGTTCACCGAGCCGACCATTCGCGTATAGAACTCGGCCCGATCCTTCGCCGCGCCACGCATGAGCGCATTGGGCGTGAATTTGGTGTAGTAGCCAGCCGCCTGATCCTGTTCGGATAGCAGCGCCACGTCGCCGGACTGCTCGATTCGTTCATACCAGGGCGCCAGCGTATGCACGACATGCGCGATAAACATTTGCTCGGCGCTGGCATAGGTCGCCGCCTTGTCGCTGAAGCCGACCATGATAGGCATGACGCGGAAGCCGCGACATATTTCCTCAATCTGGTGCTTGCGGGTTTCGAGGTGCTGCGCATCGACGCCGCTCATGGACTGCGGCGTCCACTTGGCGCCGAGATCCAGGATCATCGCCTTGCCAGCGCGGTCGCCGTTCATCGCATACTTGTCGAGCCATGCGGCCAGGAACTCGTACTTTTCCTTCGAAAGGGCACCCTCGACGGTGTAGACGCCGCTCAAGCGGGCCCCGCTCTTGTGCATTTCGGCGTGTGCCGACTCGGAAGCAATGGCAAGACCGATCGCCTCCTTGACCAGCTTGGTCGCGTCCATGCCCTGGTAGCCGTTCCAAGACGGGCCGCGAATGTGCCAAATCGTATCTGCGGCGAACTCGACCGACGTGCCGTCGATCGGTTGATAGCGGTAAGTCAGCACGTCGCCGCGCTTGTCGAGCGTGACAAGCTCCGGCGGCAGCGGAACAAGCTCGCGGACCTGCCGCGCTCGGCCGACTTTGCCCATGAACACATAGGCATTGCCGGTCAGTACCAGATGAAACGCGATGGTCTCGCGAAACTCGAAAGACGTCTGCCAGCGGTTCGGCTTGCGGTAAATCACGTTGTACAGCGGATGGTCGACGGCCGGCACGCGCACCGCGCCTGGCCTGTCCTGGTAGAGTTTCCAGGGAACCTGCGCGATGCCCTCGGCGATGACCCGGCAGCACGCCAGGACGGTCGCCACCTCGAGCGCATTCTGCCATGTGACCGAGACGCCAGCCATCGACGTGCGGCCGCCATAGATCTCGCGGAACAGCTCCAGCGATGTCAGCTTGCGCTCGCGCCGGAACCAGCTCGACCAGAATGACATGTTAGGCTTGTTCCCAGAATGAAACGGATGATGCCGTCGGCATGTCGGCGCCCGAGACGCCAGCCGCCATTGCGAGCGCCACCATGCCGTCGATCCTGCCGTGAGACTTCGACTTGCTCAACTTTCGTCCTCCAGCGGGCTCGGTCTGCACAGTAGCGTTCGCGGCGCACCAGGTCAGAACCGGGTGTCCGCCGTGCGCCAGCTGCTCGTTTAGTATCAGGCTTTCGAGGGTTCGCAGCGCCGGCGACATGGACTGGAAGCCCTGGCCGAACTCCTCGAAGATCGCGGTGTCGCCTTCGATTTCTTCATCGAGAAACCCGGCTTTCAGCAACCAGGGCCGCAGGTGCTTCATGTTCCAGCGGTCGAACGCGATCTTGCGAAACGGGTTCTCGCGGTGCTCCTCGAAGATCAGCGCGGCGACGTACTCATACTCGATCGACTTTCCCGGCGTCGTTTCGAGGTAGTGCTGCGCCTTCCAGGTGTCATACGGAACCCGGTCGCGCACCGCCTTGTCCCGCAGGCCCTGCTCTGGCAGCCAAAACGTCGGCTTGACGTGCCAGACGCCCTCATGCCGCGCGATGCGGACAAAGGCGGTCAAGTCCTGCGTCGACGAAAGGTCGAGGCCGGCATAGACGTCCAGGCCGTCGAAGTCCTCGATCGGCGCCCGCTTGCAGCCGTTCCACAGCACGCGCGAAACAAACGGCGCATTCATGTCGACGCGCCGGTTGAGCACAAGGTTCTCGAACGCCGGCTGCTGCGACGGAACGCGCCGGGCGTCCTCGGCCATCGCCAGGACCTCGGTCTTGTTCATGAACAGATCGAACGCCGGGTTTGCCGCGCGAATCGCCTCTTCCGTGAATGGGTCCATGTCTTCCGGCGCCGTGTCGAGACGCAGCACCGTCCGAGGATCCTCGCCGCGCTTTGCGTCGTCGATCAGGATCGAAAGCAGGTCGCCGTCGGTCGGCGCCTGCGTCGAAATGATGACCGACAGCGGCTCGTCCTGGGCGGCCGTAGCGGTTTCGAGCGCCTCGTACAGTTCCGATCGTGGCCCTTTGACCTGGCCAAGCTCGTCGTGGATCGAGACGGCCGGGCTCAAGCCGTATGATGTCGAGGCGTCGGCGGACAGCGCCTTGTAGAGCGTGCCGAGCTGCGGGCATTCCAGCTGCTTTGCCGTGTCGCGAATCACCACCACCGCCGACAGGTCGGGCGACATGCGGATCATTTTTGCGGCCAGGCTGAACAGAATCGCCGCCTGTTCGCGCGACTGCGCCGCCGAGTTGAGCTGCGCATTCGGCTTCGCCTCGGGCCCGCACAGGTGCAACAGCACGATGAGCGCCGCCTCAACCGTCTTTGCGTTCTTGCGACCGCGGCTGATGATGGCACGACGGGTGCCGGCCGGATTGTCGTAGATCGCCTGCAGGTCTTTGACCATGTAGGGCGCGACCTTCAGCGGCTTGCCGACGAAGCGTCCTTCTGGAACCCGGATATAGCGCTCGATCCAGGCGACGTTGCGCTCGGCGCGAGTTGGCTTCCTGACCTTCGGCTTTGCAGCCTTGGCCTTCTTCACTCGTCCCACGGCATCTTTCCCTTAGCGGCTTGCCGATTGGCGGTCGAAGCCGCCTGCGGCGTATACCGCGCCTGGTTCGTCAGCCGCAGCTTGGTCGCCTTGTCGGCCGCACCGCGCGCTTCGGTGTCCCGCATTTTCAGCAAGGTCGCGTAGCGCTTCGAGCCTTCGGCATTTTTCAGCCAGTCGGTCTGGAAGAGGTTGATGACCTCGGTGATCTTGTCGGCGGCCGCCCGGTGACGACAGTAATCCTTCAGCAACGCCCGGAGCGCCGCCGTGTTGAAGAACTCAATCGCCTCACTCGCAACGATTTCGCGCCAAATCTCGGCTTCAGCTGCGGTCATTTCCGCAGGCGGCTGCGCCCGCTGGCCGAACGCGCCCTCGATGACGTTTGTCTCGACCGATGCGGCCGACTTGCGGCCTCGCTTTTGCATTCCGATCCTTCGGGTTTGGCAGGCTTTCAGGGCCCGGCGTTGGCAATTTTGTTGCTATTTGCGCATATCTGGGCGGATTTGCTGGCTATGCGCGCAAATTCGTGCAATAAGAGGTCATCAACAACGGAGAGCGACGATGACCAAGATCCTAAAGACCAACAACGAAACCTGGGGCTTTTACGGCACGATGAGCATTGCAGGCGAGAACGCCGACCAAGCATGGACCATCGCGATGACCGCAATTCAGGCTGCCACGGCTGGCAGCGCCGAGGCGGTGCGCCTTTTCCTCGACAGCCGAGACGGTCGCCACTTCGCCGACCAAGTCTGCGGCGGATTTCACAAGGGAACCCTTGCAGAGCGGATCATCGGCGCGGTTGGCGACTACCAGAACTGGAAAATCAGCCAAGGGATGAGCCGCACCTACGGAATCCCCGCCGGATTGCCCTACCTGACCGCTTGGGTTTGCCACTACGAACACGCCCACGATCACAACTGAGAGGAGAAACGACGATGAAAAAGACCTTCAAGACTTGGGACTACAGGTTTTCCCACGGCAGGATGCCGCGCGGTGAAGGAACGTGGGCCTTCTGCGACGATAACCTGACCGGACGGGACTACCTACAGCACGCGATTTTCTCGCCGCCCATGGCCTTCTCTGAGGCCAAGAAATGGGCAGCCGAGCACCCCAAGCTCAAAGACGCCCGAGTGATCGCAGTTCTGCCCTGAAAAACCGCCGCCAGCCCCAAACTGGCGGCAATTTTGTTGCTATCTGCGCAAAGTTGGGCGATTTCGCTAGATACTTGCGCAGATTTGGGCCATAAGAGGTCATCAACAAGGGAGCAAGACAATGACCTACCTGATCCGCAACACCGAAACCCGCCAGCCGATTGCCACCGCCCGCAGCATGACCGAGGCGAACCGCAAGGTCGGCGAACTGAACCGCGCAGCTGGATCATTCAGCCGCTACGGCTGGGTGCGCGCGGAACGCGAAACCCTGATCGCCTTCAACCGCAAGGGCGAAGCGGTGCAGGTCACCATCCCAAACGACTGAACCCCAGAAAAGGAACACGACGATGACAAATCAGGAAACAGCGCTCCACTTGGCAAAGCTCGCGATGCCCATCAACGATGACGACTGGGGCAGCGACCGCCAAATCGACGCCGAGAACAAACTCTACGCCTTCGTCGAAGAAAACTGGCCCGACATGATGAGCGCCGAGTTTGAGACTTGGTCGCTCAAGGCCTCCGCAGACGAGATCATCTACGAACTGATGACCAAGATCAGCAACCTGAAAGCATAGGAGACGACTATGACCTTCGAAGAATTCCGCGCCACAAAGAACCTAGAACCCGCCGCCGAGTTTGCCGCCCGAGTCGGCTACGACATCGGCCAATTCTCGCACCCCACCGTCTTGTCCTACCAAGGCGGCTGCTACATCGAGCTGGGGATGGACGGCACCTTCCGCCTGCAGCTTTATCAGGATGAATGGGAGTCGCGCGAACTGGCCGAACTGGAACAGAAGCTCTACGAATTCGCGACAGACGAGGAGATCATCTGATGAAACCGATCAACATGACGACATGGCGCCAGCGTTTCGGCTGGTCCCGCACCGAAGCCGCCAAGCAACTCGGCTGCTCGCGAAACTCGCTGGCCGCATGGGAGAGCGGCGCCAGCGGGATCCCGAAATACATTGCGCTGGCCTGCTCTGCGCTGGCCATGAACATCGCGCCCTACGGCGCCGACCTCACGCCGCCGAGCGAGCCTTAAGCTCCTCGCGCTTGGCGGTGCACCATAGCTCGTAGGAATCGAACCCGTCCTTCCGAAAGTCGTACCGCACATCGGCGATGGCCTCGAACCCGAGGCCCGCCTCCTCGTGGACAGCCTTCTTGCCCGAGAACGCCTCCCAGCGGCGCACAATCACGTCGACGAAGCGAGGCTCCAGCTCGCACAAGCGCGCCTGCCGCCCCAGCATTTCGCAGGCGATCAGGGTTGAACCCGAGCCGCCGAACGGATCCAGCACCGCCGCCCCGACCTTGGTCGAGTTTTCCAGCATCCGAGTGATCAGCTCAACGGGCTTCATGGTCGGGTGTTCCGCCGAGCGCTTCGGCTTCTCGACCCGCACGACGCTCGAGGCGACGCCTTCCACTTTCAGGTCTTTGCCCGAGATCACGAATTGCTCTGAGCCGAGCGAAACCACCACCTGACCGTCGGCATTGACCGTCAAGGCTGGCGAGCCCAAGGCCTGAACCGTCGTTTTCTTCCGGCCGCCGTACCAGACGTGCGAGGCGCCCGGTTTCCAGCCGTACAGGATCGGCTCATGCTGCCATTGGTAGTCCGAGCGACCGAGGACAAGCGAGTCCTTGACCCAAATCAAACAGCCCGAGAGCTTGAACCCGGCGTCGGCGAACGCGCCCCGGAAATTCAGGCCTTCGGTGTCGGCGTGCGCGACGTAGAGCGCCGCCCCAGGCTTCATCACGGCGAACGCAGCGACGAAAGCGTCGACCAGAAAGGCGCGGAACTGCGCGGCCGGCATGTCGTCGTTCTTGATCGAGCCCGCGAGCTTCGATTGGTATTTCACGTTGTAGGGCGGATCCGTCCAGCACGCGTCGGCCTGGCCGCCCGCCATCAAGCGATCGAGGTCAGCCAGAACCGTGCTGTCGCCGCAGGTCACGCGGTGCGGGCCCAAGAGCCAGACGTCACCAGTCCGCGAAACCGGGTTAACCCATACGTCGGGAACGTCGTCGGGATCCACCAGGCCGGTCGAGGCCTTGCCAGCAAGCAACGCGTCGATGTCCGAGAACCCGATCAGGTCGAGGTCGAACCCGGCGCCTTTCAGGGCCCGCAGCTCGTCGGTCAGCATGTCGGCGTCCCATCCGGCGTTGAGCGCCAGCTGGTTGTCAGCCAGAACGTAGGCCTGCTTCTGGGCGTCGGTCCAGCCCTCCGCCACCATCACCGGTACCTCGGCCAAGCCGAGCTTGCGAGCGGCCAGGACGCGACCGTGACCGGCGATGATTTGCCCGGCCTCGTCGACCAGAACCGGATTGGTCCAGCCCCACTCCTTCATCGACGCCGCGATCTGATCGACCTGGGCGGCGGAGTGGGTGCGAGCGTTTCGAGCGTAGGGAACCAGCGCCTCGAGCGGCCGGCGTTCGACGCGATCGGCTGGCCATTTGTGAGGCAAGAATTGCTCCAATGTTACGATTTATGGTTGTTGTTGGCCCGCACCGCGTGACCTGCGGCGACAGCACGGTTCTGGCTGACCTCGATCGCTTGATGGCG